GTTTAGCGTATTTTTGATAATACATTCCAGCTCTAGTAATTCGTGAGCGACCAAAAGGACGAACCGCATCCGGACGATGAATGACTGGAACCAACAAAGGGATACCAGTTTCATTCACAACCGTGTATGGTCTACCATCTTTTGGAATGAAATGAGTAGCATTAGGCTCGAAGTAGGCTTCAAGTGTTGGACGTTCGTAATCATCACGAGCCAACACCGCATAACCTTCCACAAGCAACCCAGTAATAGGATCAATGACACCAGTTGCATTACTTGATTCAATGACTTGCAACCTCACCTCATCATCTTCACCCTTCGAAATGTAGACGAAACTACACGAACCAATCAAAGCAGCTAAAATGGCACTATCAAAAAAAATATCAGGATTGTTACGATCAAAGATTTCTGTAACATTAAAATCATCGTTAGCAAATTCCCTGAAAATCAAACGATCTGCAAGACTATCAACTCCCTTTGCAGCCCAACCAAGGACAGCTTGGTATTTCACCCTGATATATGCAGGAATTGTGATTCCTGTAGGTGATTCATGGTTTTGCATTGCATAATGCTTGTACCTCAGATTAACTCTGCTCTGATAGAGAGTCAACTTCCTCCTGAGATAGTCAATTCCTCTTAATTCCAAACCGTTCTCCTTTCATTGTGATGATTTGGCGCGAAAAAAAATGTACAGTGACGGCGTGAATCTCTCGAGCGCCTAGTGGGAGGGGGATACCCCCCTATCCATAGCTAGGACTTTCCTCATACATTCCATTTTTCTAAAAATCTAGTATTCTGTTAATTTATATCTTTCTTAAAAAAATAATTTTATATTTTATTTTATTAAGATTTATATTTTGTCCAATCTCTTGATTGTGGCAAGTTCCTGTTGCCAACAACAGTTGTACTTGTTGTTTTATCATCAGCATAAAGCTTATCAGACTTCTGTCTGTTGCATTGCCAGTGGGCTAACTGCAGATTTTTAATATCTGATGGATGACCATTTCTATTAATTGGAATGATGTGGTCAATGACTGGTGACAAAGGATGTGGATACTTCAATGACTTGTCTACTGGTAGTCCACAAATCCCACAAGTATTCCTGGTCTTGAGAATAATTCTTTTATTCTTTTCAAAGGCGACTCGGTGAGGACCACTCCGGTCTGGTCTTTCTTGGGGGGTATTCATTTAGGGGAGGGGCCTTTCTTTTTAGTGGGTATGGGGTGGGATTCTATGATGTAGGAGGGGGTGTTTTTTTAATCTAGGAGGGGGGGTGTTTTTCAATCTCTGGCACCCTCGTATATTTAACATATCTTATATTCTGTTAAATAAAACTAACCTCATCTAAAATCAATTCCAGTAAGTGTTTACATCAATTTTATTAAATACTTATTTACATTTTCTCATTGTGTTAAATAAATAGGTATTTAATAACTAAAACTCATCATTGAATCATCCAATTCATCTTGTTTAATACCAATATAATCAAGTGTTATGTCAGGTGATGAATGGTTAAATAATTCCATCAAGATTGCTACATTCTGATTTCGTCTGTAGTGATGATAGCCAAATGATTTCCTCATCGAGTGTGTTCCAATATTCTTCAGACCAACATGTTCAGCAGCTTGTTTTAATATTTGGTAAGCTGCAACTCTTCCAATATGCGCTATACGCACACCATCTATCCTAACTTTCTTCTTACTCGGAAATAGATAGTCATACCCTTGAAGGTTATTTTCTCTTATGTAGTGATTTAAAGTCTTTCTTAACTCTGGATTGATGGCAAATCGCTTGACCTTTCCTGTCTTCTTCTCGACGACTTCTATTCTATCACCTGTTACTTGTTTGACCTGCAGAGGTATGATATCGCTGATGCGCATTCCAGAGTACAGACCACACATAATCAGAACGTAGTTTCGCTCATTCTTTGACTTCAAATAATCTTTCATTCGCTCAATGTCATCAAGTTCACGAATAGGTTCTACTTTTCTCACAATATCACCTCCAAACTACAACAAAAGGCAGGTTGTGCCTGCCTTCATAATTATTTCATAATATAATTTTAGCACATTAAATTATATATTTACTCCGAACTTACTCCAAATTTACTCCAAGAAAACTCCAAAAAAACTCCAAGAAAACTCCATTTTTATTCCAAAATTTCAACCTGTTCACCATTGCGATATAATTCAGCAAATGCCATTAAGGCCCTGTCTAAAATATCGTAATAAGAACTTTCTGAAAGTGATAAATCCATTAAGATTGCTTCATCTTTCTTACAATCCCACTGAAGGTATTTTTCAAAAAGTATTCTACGATAGAGGGGATCATGTAGACCACTTACTGCTTGTTCAATCGCATCAAGTTCAAGTTCAGCATCAACTTTTCGGATGGCTAATTTCTCAACCTGGCTAATCCTGACTGAAGATTGAGACCGTGGCATAAATGAGTAGGTTGTTGTTACCTTCTGTCCATCTATGTCATTGGCCACTCTTCTCCATCTAAGGTATCCTCTCAGAATTCTCTTGGCATTTTCTTTTGTTTTTGATTCATTAATATCAGGAAAGAAAGGCATCGTTCACCTCTTTTCTATGCCATGTAATATTTCTAAGCCTATTGAATTTTTAAATAACTTTTCCATCAAAGACTAATGTAATAGTCCCTGTACCATCTCTATGTTTAGAGACCAAAGCACGACAATCTGATCCGAACTCAATTCCTTCAATCGTGATACTACGCTTTGTTTTATTAACATTGACGATAGAGCCATTTGCTGTCTTAATTCTCATGATTCTGCTCCTCAATCAACCAATCAAGGTTCTTTCTAGCTTTCTTCAAATCTTCAATACCGTTCTTCTTTTGGAAACGTAGTAGATACTTGATTGCATTTCCCCAACACCATGCAGCCTTACCAATTAAGTTACCAATAAAATTATCAATCACTTCAATACTTTCAAGACCTTTTGAGCCTTGGTAATGGCTTGGTTTATTTACATTATCACTAATGAAATAATCCTCATCTTTTACGAATGAACCATCAATCCAGCGACCTTTACGGTCTTTAATTTCCTGGTATGCCATTTCAAAATATTCATCAAAGTCATATCCAAGATTTTTTAGATAACCAATACATCGCACCAGATTGTGTCTGCACATTTCCTTACTTGCAAGATTCTGAGATAACTGAAATTCACTGATATTAGCATTCATTAAGTTGAAACAATCAAGTACATCTTTCTTACTGATATTCTCAGACTCTTTAAAAATCTGATTCACATCTTCCTTAATTAATAAGGACAGACCGACAATAACGACTGCACAGTCTCCGATGCTGTCTTTCATGACTTTCTCATTCTTCTTGAGATAGCCAGCGCATAGTTCACCGAACTCTTCACTGAGTTTTAAAGACTGCTTATCTAATCGTCCACCGTTTTCAAGATCACGGTCAACAAACCATTGTTTTACATTTTCTAGTGTGTTCATAATTTTTTTATCCTCCTAATTCACTAAAAGCAACTTCCCATCTGTAATCATCATATTTCAGGACAATGTCTTTTAAAATTTTTCCTTTCGAAATTTCAATTTCTTGAGTGAATTCAAAACCTTTTTCAAAAGTGAAAATCTTAATATCTACATCATGGTTTTTTGATAATTCTACAAAGTTGTCAGGGATTGCTGCCCACGCTTGAGAGAAATTTTGAATTTCTATTATTTCAAAAGCATCTTCAAAATACAGTTCTATTCTCTCGCATTTTATAAACGCTCTTCTACTTTTGTTAATACGAATGGATGAAGAACCAATGCTCTCTATAACCAACGATTCTCCATTGTCTTCATAAGATACGTCGTTTAGCTTAAATAACATATCTTTCAGAGCTGACTTAATATTCTCAGAGCGCCCTCTTAATTTGATTGTCCCCTCTGCCCAGTTTGGCATTATACACCTCCAGTGTTTGAAGCGGTTATAATTCCACCTCATCTCCGATTTCTACTTTTTCAAATTTTTCTTCACTCACCACAAATACAT